CAATACATGAGTTCAAACAAATATTGTGGGTATCAACGCCTCACGGGGACGGAATGGCTTTATTCATTATTGATTATGGTCCACACGAAAATACTATTTGGGCAGTAGCTCTTGAGAATACTGGCGTAATTAAGCATTACAACAGTAATGATATTAAGCTATGCTTTAATCACACGTTTAACATGAACACAACTAAAAACAAATAACATGAAAACAAAACAAAAATTAATTGAAATGGTTTACAACTATTTATGTTACGATTTAAAATTAGATAATAGGTGGCATGACCCAAGTCAAACAAATAAACATTGGGTAAATGTAAAAAAGGATGCTGAAAATATTGTTAACTTAATAATCAAAGAGCATGAAAACAGTAGAAAACGAAGCAAATTACATACTTAATCAGTATTTAAAAGTTTGCAAAACATTAGAACTAGCAAAAGAATGTTCTATTTTATCAGTAGAAAAAATAATGGAAAATTGTAAACAAAACAAAGTTCCTTATTGGCACGGAGTAAAAAATGAATTAATGAATGTTAGAACTAATTACTTTATAGATTTAAGAAAATGAACTACACAACAACTACTACGTTAGATAATTACTGGAAAAATAGACAAAAAGATTTTGTAAAAACATTAAAAGAAATTATTGAAAATTACATTATTCTTGAATTTGGAAATGATTTAAAACTTGATGTTGAAATGGGATTATTTACTTCTGATAACTACGGGTCATACAGGATTAATTTTTATAACAAAGAAAAAGAAATTGTAGCATATACAATAGCAGACACAATAATGGGAGAATGGAAAACATATAAAACAAATAAACATGAGTAAAACAACAAAAAAAGGATTCGATGTTCCGGCAGGATTTCCGATTCCACTAAACAAGTCAGTGATTTTAGAAAAAATCAAAGAAGAAAAAGAAGTATCAAAAATTATCTTAACAGAAAGCGCCGAAGAAAATAATATTGGTAGAGTAATGGCTGTTGCTGATAATTGTGATCCTCGTATCAAAGTAGGAAGCAAAGTAATGTTTAACATCCTTGAAAACAGAACTATTCGTTTTGAAGGTAACTATTACTTTATTATGCACGAAGTAGCTTTATTCTGTGTATTGCCTGACGAAGCTATATTGATGCCTGAAACCATCAGCAAACGTGTTAAAGACCGCGAAGCAAAGTTACAGAACGAACAAAAAAGACTGAACGAGAACTACAAAAGAGAACTAAACAGTCTTGATAAAGTTAAGTCGGAAGCAAAGAAAAAGTTTAGTAAGAAAAAATAATTGTAAGATTTTACAAAAATAATTTGCAAATTGATTATTAATTTTGTAACATTGTACAAATTTTTACGTTATACATATAAAAACTATCAGTCATGAACACAATCACAACAACCGACAGAGTAGATTTAGAATGGAGTAAACTACAATCTACAAAAGACGTATTCATTCAGTTATCTGAAGAAGCGTTACAAATTAAAGTTACAGACGATGTATCTTTAGCTATTGCAAATCAAAAGTTATCCGCAGTAAACAATCACTTAAAACTGATTGAAGAGAAAAGGACAGAACTTAAAAAGCCTTACCTTGATGCAGGTAAAAAAGTTGATGCAGTTGCTAAAGATTTATCTGAACCTCTTAACAATTCTATTCAGTACCTTAAAAATCAAATTAAGGAATGGAACTTAGAATTACTAAGAAGAGAGCAAGAACTTAAACAGCAAGCTCCAGCTAACAGTTTATTTGAAGACAGCATTAACCATGAGTTAGCTATGTTAGAATCACAAAAAGCATCTAACATCAGACACAATTGGAAATTTGATGTTGTTGACCTTAGCAGAGTTCCTGTTCAATTCTTAATGGTTGACGAGGCAAAAGTTCGTGAATGGATTAAGGCTAACAAAGAATCACTTAACGATGGTGATATTATTGCAGGTATTAAGTTTTACAAAGAAGTATCAGTAGTTACTAAGTAATGGCAAAAGACAAACAAGTTCCCGACAAACTTATCAGTATGTTTCCGCAATACACACGCAAAGAATTATATTTTATGCTGTATCCTTTTTGGACGGGAATATCTGATAGGTTTAAAAGGAAAAAGTCAGATGTTTCAGCAGTATCAATAACAGTTAAAGGTTTAGGCAGATTTGAATTTAAAAGCAATGCTAAGATGAGAAAGTCAGCAACGTTATTGAGAAAGAGAATTACTAAGAAACTAACTAATTACAAAAGGAAACAAGAGTTAAAGACGGATAAATTAATTTATTAATAAACAAACAAAAACAAAAACAAGATGGGACTATCAACACCACAGGGTCAAAGAACCCAAAAGCCAATTCCTCCAGCAGGATTACACCCAGCAATTTGCTATGCAATAATTGATATGGGTACGCATCAAGAAAATTTCAAAGGCAACGTAAGCAGTAAGCCTAAAGTAAAGTTCTGCTTCGAGTTTCCAACATTACCTGAACAGGTATTTGACGAAACAAGAGGACCTCAAAGATTATCTATTATGCAAGATTACAATTTCTATTCAGATGAAAAGGCTAACCTTTGCAAGATGCTTAAACAATGGAGAGGGGTAGCTAAAATTGATTTAGCAAAAGACTTACCTGCATACTTAGGGCAGTCATGTCAAGTAATGGTTGTTCACACTCAAAAGGACGATATTACCTACGCTAACATAGCTGCATCAGGAACAATGATTATGCCTCCGACAAGTAATTATGGTCAACCTAAAAACGCGCCGTTCTTATTCGATTTAGATAAGTTTTCATGGCAACAATTTCATTCTTTATGGCAATACGTTCAGAAGAAAATCAGAGAATCACAAGATTGGCAAAACATTATTACTAAGTTTGGTCCTGAACCACAAGTTGGTCAAGCAATGCCTCAACAGCCTGTTCAAACGTTTCAGCCTCCACAATATCAACAACCTGTTTTTACGCAACCAGTACAACAGCAAGCTCCTGTTCAACAGCAGATGCCTTTCCAACAAAATAATGGATTTCAGCAACAGGCTCCTCCTCAAATGAACGCTCCACAGACAGGTATTTTTATTGACGATAATCAAGGTGCGCCGTTCTAAACATGGGACTATCTGTTACTATACCGCAATTGAAAGAAGAAATTCCGCACGGAGTTCACGAATGTGTTATTGACAATGTTTATGCTTTAAAAGATGCAAACGGAGATTTAATAACATACCTTGCTTCGCCTTGTGTAGTTTTTTCTTTTAATTGTAACGGTAATATTTTTGAAAAAGCATTCCGTATTGGGGATCAGTTTGAATATAAAACTTTTAAAAAGTTACTTGCTATATTGGGAGTTCTTAAAAAAGATATTGCTTTTAGCAGAAACGATGTGATAGGTAAAAAGGTTTGTATATTCATACAAAAGATTATCAACAAGGAAACGGGTGAATACACTATGAAAATAGTAAACTACAAGCCAGCAGGAAAGAATTATACTTACATAACATCAGAAATATACGTATGAGTTTAATAGTAAGACATTATGGAAAGATACAGAATGGTAAAAAGATTTACTACAATACCGAATTGTATAAGAAACAACTTGAATCATTAGAAGGTCAAGAGTTTGAAGAGATTATTAAAAAAAGATATAAGAAAGTTTCTACTGACCAACACGCATATTACAGGGGAGCTATATTGCAAACAGCTCATCAGCACGAATCGTTTAGCCATTTTAATAAAGCGGATGATATTCATGAAGATGTTATAGCTCCAATGTTTTTATCTTACATTAAACCTATTAGACTGAAAAATATACGTTGGGACAAATTAGAGGTTACGAGTACTTCATCTTTATCTAAGGAAGATATGAGTAAATTCATAGAAAAAGTATTGGCATGGTTAGCTGTTGAATTTGGAATAGAAGTATTGTCGCCAGAAGATTATTATTTAAAATTAAGTGAAAATGGAAGTTGAATTAAGATTAAAGGCTACTGAATACGCTATATTATACGATGAAAGAATAGAAGAAATATGTTTTTATCTTAACGAAAAAAGCGTTGTAATAAGCGGATTAGATAAAGACGAAAAAGTAATTAGTCAGTTTGAAGTAGAAAGAAGTGAATTTGTAAAATTAACAAACTTAGTGAATAAATTATGAAACTAAACATTGAAGGGAAAGAGCCTGAAATGGCAAAAATCCAAAGAGTAAAAGATAAAGACGGAGAAGAATATATTGCTAAGGTAATGTGTTATTCCGATTCAGTCGCAAAAACAAAATCGTTCGGCGATGTTTATTCTTTTGCATCAATAGAACACGCAGTAAGGGGAGAAATTATATTTTCCTTGCTATTTACATCGCCATTAACTTCAGAACAAGTTGATAAGCAATTTAACTACATGATTGATAACATAGATAAAATTTTGGAGGAACGAGAAAATGGGTAGAAAATATTCGGTTATTAAGACTAACCAAAAAATAAGACAGGCGATAATTGATAGGATTAATATACTTAAATTAACGCAACAAGACGTTATAAACGATGCAGCTTTAAGAGGGTATAAATTACCTGTTGATATGATTAGCAGATATTTAAAGCACGGCGATATGAAAGGCTCATTAAGAGAAGATCAGATTATTTGGCTTGCAACTCGTTACGGAGTGTTTATCAACTTAACAATTGGTAGTCCTGAAATTGACGAGAACGGTAAAATAAAATTTGCTGTAAAAGAATTTAACGAAGAACAAAGTTTAAAAAAATTAAAATTATTATTTCCCGGAACAAAATGAAACAAGAAGAAAAATCACTCAAAATTGAAAGTCAAATTGGATTTAAAATGACTTTAACATTGCAAGGCTATGAAATATCATACGACCAAACAAACGAGCACAATTTGGCTGCATTCATGATTGTAGATCAAGTATTAAACGATAACATGGAAGCCATTAAACTTTCTAATGTTTATAACGAAAAACAGAAAAAAGAAAAACGCGACAGAATAGAAAAAATGCGTAAGTTAAAACTTGAAGTAGTTAATTGCATGGCAGAAGTAGCTCAATATCTTTTAGCTAATAAAAATCAAGAAGACTACACCAAGAAAAAGAAAATCAAATTAGCTACTAAGGATGATGTTAAAAAACTTAATTTAATAAAGCCATGATTAATATAATTAAAGCATTTTTTCTACTCACAACACTTTATCTACCTGTTGTTGTATCAATAATGACAGGGAGTTCAATGTGGTTATTCATGTGGTTTTTTGTAATATTTGTAAGCGTATTTGATAATGATAAAGATAACGGGAGTAACAACGATTAATCATTCAGTAAGAGTTGATTTAGATTTATCTCTTCAGCAATACGTTGTAATGGATTTTATGAATTTATGTTTTGAAAAAAATGAGAATCCAGCAGATAAATCTATTGAATATATTGCTATTGAATTTGATAAGATAGTTCCTTACATATCTTTGTTAAGAGAAAAAGGACTATTAATTGAAAATCAACCTACTGACAAATGGTTAAACTTTTTTAAGAAACCTAAACGTAAAAAAAGTAAAAATGAATTTATACCGCCAACGCAGGAACAAGTCGTTTCATATTTCAAGGAAAAAGGGTATTCAGATATTCAAGCCAAAAAAGCGTTTGAGTATTATTCGGTGGCTGATTGGAAAGATCGTAACGGCGATAAAGTTATTAATTGGAAACAAAAAATGATTGCTAATTGGATGAAAGAAGAACATAAAATAGTTAATCAATCAACAGGAATATCATTTGAGCCTAAAATATACAAACGATGAACATACCTCAAGCAACAGATATAGAAGCCATAGTTTTAGGGCAAATACTTTACTTTCCGAAAGCAATAGACGAAGTAGTTAATAGGCTTACTCACGAACATTTTTATCACCCTTCACACGCCATTATATTCAAATGCTGTAAGTGGTTATACGATACAAAAAAGCCTATTGAATACGTTACTGTTATTCAAGCGCTAAAAGATAACAAGTATTTAGATTCCATTGGCGGAGCGTATTTTATAACAAAACTAACAGACAACGTATTATCACACGACAATATTGAAAAACATTGCGATATATTAGTTGAAAAAAAGATGTTGCGTGACGTTATAAATATAGCATCCTCTACACTTACTGAAGCCTATAATCCTCAATGTAAAATAGCTGACTTAATTGATAAATACGAAAAGAATTTAACAGAAATAACTACTAACTTAACAGGAAACAATATAGCGTCTTCTCGTGAAATTTATGCAAATATGATTGAGAGAAACAAGTTAATATTGGAGAATGGTGGAAAATTAGGAGTTACTTCTGGATTTAATGGTATTGATAAAATTACAGCAGGGTGGCAGGAGCCTGATTTGGTTATACTTGCTGCACGTCCGGGAATGGGAAAATCTTCATTAGCGGCACAACTTGTTACAAATCCTGCGATTACTCAAGGAAAATCAGTTGCTTTATTCACTCTTGAAATGTCAACATCACAATTTTATGCACGAATGCAATCACAGCAAAGCGGTATTCCTGTTGAGAAAATTTTAAGAACAGGATTAAATGAATATGAAATGACCCAATTGACTAATAATTGCGCAGGACTTATTGGAGCCCCTATATTCATTGATGATACAGCAGGAATATCAATATTTGATTTAAAAAATAAATGCCGTAAACTTAAAAGAGAAAAGAATTTAGGGCTAATTGTAGTTGATTATTTGCAATTAATAACTGTTCCTGATCACAAAGGTAATAGAGAACAAGAAATAGGTATAATTTCAAGGTCTTTAAAAAATATTGCAAAAGAATTAAAAGTGCCTGTTATAGCGCTATCACAATTAAGTAGAGCCGTTGAATCAAGACAAGATAAAAGACCTATGCTTTCTGATTTGCGCGAAAGTGGCAGTATAGAAATGGATGCAGACGTTGTTTCGTTTTTATATCGCCCTGAATATTATGGTATAATGCAAGACGAAAAAGGAAACTCTACTTCAGGAATGGCAATGTTTATTATCGCCAAACATCGTAACGGACCACTGGCAGATGTAATGTTAACGTTTGAGCATGAAAAAACTAAATTTACTGATTATCAACCTTATATGAATTATTACAAATAAAAATTATTTTTTTATAAAATTATTTGTAACTTTATACAAATTACTACGTTAAAGGTTATATAAAAACTATCAATCATGAAAAAATTAATCACAACAGCTTTATTGTTTGCAGGGCTTACAATTAGCGCTCAAGAGGGTCCAATTACAGATTTGTACGAAAAATTTGAAACTATTGATTCTGTTTACGAAGATGGAGTTTATTTTACATCAAAAATGTTAAGTGGATTCATTAATCAGAACGATATAGAAGATACATTGTTCGTTTGGTTAGTTGTTAAGTATGATGTAGACTATAACGTAAAAGTAATTGCGTTAGGATTTCAAACCATAAACAATTATGATTATGATGATTTAAGAGTTATTCAGTTTGAGCTTGCAGATAAAACTGTAAACTTTAAATTAAGTAAAGAATTATTAAATCCCTTAGACTTTACATGGTATTTGACTACGGAAGAAAATTTAAAGCCTGAAGAGTTTGTTGTTCCTATAAAATCAATTAAGCTTAGACACAAAACTTATATACCAGACAAACATCACGAAAAATTTTTTCAATACCATTTGTTATCTTTTAATTATTTAAAATTTGATTGGACTAAATAAAACAAATAAATATGAAACAATTTAATCTTATGAGTTGCCTCCAATTTTGGAGCGAAAAGACTGAAAATTCAGTACGTCAACAATTTAACTACAATCTTTACATTAAAATTATAAAAGCTAAACTAAACGAAAACCCTAATAAATTACCATAATTGAAATAACTATAAGATTATTCTTTATATGATAACAATAATTAATGATAATTACATTCTTTTATTAAGCTTTAATCCGTGTGAAATATTTGAATATTATAACACTAAAGAAATGCACGGATTAAACGCTGAAGATTGCAAAAAGCATATTAACAATAAAGAACAATCTTATATAGCAGGATGGTGCAATCTTTCTCCAATTAATAATAGTCCGTTTGTATTTATTAATTTAAACAGATGTACCGATACGATAACAACAACATCTACTGTTTTTCACGAAATGATGCACCTTTCAGGAATAATATTTAATGACGATTGGATTAACAAAGAAGAAGAAATGATTACTTTTGCTGAAACAGAAACTTTAAAGGTTGTAAAGATATTTTATGACAACTACTTATAACTTACATCTTTGCGTTACTTTATAGCGACTTATTTAAAAAACATGGCTAAAAAACAATCTATATCAGAAGAAACTTTATTGCAAATGGGACTTGTTCGCAATAGCGATGGGAGTTACTCAAAAGCGAAAACAGTTCAGCAACCTAGAGAAAAAATAATTCCTGTTGCAAGTAATGAGTTAAGAAAAGTTTCTTTTACTTTGTTCGGTGAACCAATGGCTAAACAATCAGTCAGAGCCACTAAGTCAGGTCATTTCTTTCAGCCTAAAAAGTATATTGATCGGGAAAAAGATTATCGCAGACAAATAACAAATCAGCTCCCGAAAGATTTTCAAATGTTTACTGAAGAAGCGCGTATCACTAAACTTCATTTCATTTATGCTCCATTAAAAGCTTTCCATAAAATAAAAGGACGAATGGAGGAAATAAGAGAAGGTAAATTGTTTCCAAAGACAACTCGTCCAGACGTATGCGACAACCTCAAAAAATTAGTGTTAGATTCAATGAGCGAGTTAGTTTATTCAGACGATAGTATAATTTGGGGCGAAGATAACGTAAGAAAGTTTTTTGGAACAGGAGGATGCGTAATAATTGAAATAGAAGGCAAATAATGTTTAAACCTAATTACAGCACTTGTATTGAATGTAAACAACAAAGAATGATTGTTGTTAAGAAAGGTTATTGTAAGCGATGTAATGAGCTAAAAAAAGGCAAATCTAAACCTAAAATAAAGTTTAAAAAGAAAACAGGCGAAATTGATTTATTTAAAGAAATAGCAAAAAAAACAAATTCAGTTTGTCAATGTTGTAAAGTTCCAATATTTAATTTATCTCCAATTAATTTTAGCCATATTCTATCTAAAGGTGCATATCCGTCCTACCGTTTAGATAAAAGAAACGTGTTTATAGTTTGCGCCACTTGTCATTCAGAGTGGGAGTTTGGCGACAGAAACCATCCTAAATTCGCTTTAAAAAGAGAAATTGCTCAAATGCTTAAAGAAGAGTATTATAAATCAAAAAGCGGAGAATAAACCCCGCTTTAAGAACTAATTAATCAATCTAATTAAAACAACTATGAAGAAATCTTTACAAAGATAATACTTTTTAGCATTTCTGTGTAGTAAGTATATTAGATTTTTCTAACAAAGTTTTCAACTCTTTTTCAGTTAAACAATTATAAGGATTTACAATTACCAATTCTTTTTCTTCATTTATTTCATAATAAGAAAATTGATAACATTGCATATATTGAATGTATTTAGTAGCTAATACTAATTTACCATTACAACACTCACAAATATCTTCACCCATCTGCTCTTTTGTTATTGTTTCAACAGACTTATTTGCTAACCATGATTTAAGAATCAATACAGTATTTACCGTACTTGTTTGCAATTGAGGATTTACGTATTCAAACATATTAATTTATATTAAGGCGTAAATGTAAATTTTCTAACTGCTCTTACATCATATAAATCAGACTTTAATAATTGCTGAAAAGTAGGATTACCCGGAGAAGAACTTGGTCCTGTATAAAATAGATAAGCGGTTGTAGCATCGTTACTATCATTATTACTTGTCCAATAACTAACTTTATACCCTATTAAATCGTAAGCTGTTGGAGATACACTTGCTAATCCGCGATTAACTTCCCATCTATTATTGTATAATTTCCACATTTCATCTATTGCAGGTAAATACCAATCAGATTTTCCTCCGCCTGTAAAGTTAGAGCAATCATAAGCAGCTCCACTTGTTGCCCCTGCGGTCATAATAGCGTTCGTGTTTGATTCACCGTTCCAATTACTTGTTGCTCCTGATATATATGTAGTATCTAAAGCTACGTTTATCCATTCCATTGTTGTAGAAACGTCTTCTAATGATACAATTAAGTAATTTTGAACTGTTCCGTTTTCAGGAATACCGTAAGAAGTAGTTGATAACCATCTATGAAACACTACTCCGCCTTCAGCACTTACATATTCCCCTATTTCATATTCAAAACAACAATTTCCACTTGGACCCGGAGGACCTTGTGGACCAATTAAACTTGTTGGGCTCCCCCATCCTGATTCTGTTTTAGGACCATACAATTCATTGGTAGCTGTGTTTATATAAAAATCACCAATTTCTCCTTGAAACAAAGGATCAGTAGTTCCGTTCAATATTGTATTTCCATTTTCACCCGGTTCGCCCTGTTCACCTTGTACCCCTTGCGGTCCTTGTGGACCAATTGGACCTTGAGGTCCTATATCTCCTTTTTGAATTACCGTATTACAATTACAGCTAATATTACAACTACAACTCATTTCTTTTATTTTTTAAATTAACACGTTTTACAATTACCACTACAAATTTCATTTGCTTTATCTATATTCTTTTGAGCTCTTTCCATGTAACCCATGTTAGCTGAATAAATAGCCGAGTTCAAATAAGCGTCCGCCAATTGAGCAGTTCTAAAATAACCATCGTCACAACCGCAATCAGGTAAATTAATGAATAATTTCTGAATACAGCAGCAAGCACCGCAAGTTGTTAATTGATAGCTGTTAGTAGAATAAGTAATTTCAACATCTTCTCCTTCTTCAACTATAATTTCATAATTTATAGTCCACGCGCCATCAATTATTGATGTATTGTCTTCGTAGTCTAAATATGTTTCTTTTATTTCAAATTCGTTATCTACCGAAAAAGGAAAATACAAACTTGATACATCCGCTAAAATATCTACAACAGTTCCATCAGGCTTTGTTAATGTAGCTAGTGTATAATTGTATGTAAATTTATCCCATTCAAAATAAAATACATAAGGAATTGTAGAGTTTGGAGGATAAACTTTTATCGTGCAATTAAGAACGCTGTCTATTTTAGGATTATCGCCTCCGTATCCTCCGGGATTTTCTTCGGAGTAATCTCCTGTACTATCTATAAAGTTAAAACCGTAACAACCATCTATTACTGTTACAGTTGATTTTAATACTAATGCCATGTTTCAAATTTATTAATTATTTTTTTTCTTCTGTTATATCGTTAATAACTTTCGTTCCCGGTATTAACCTTGTAGCCTTATCAAACGCTACTAAGTCACCTTTGTCGTGTTTACTTGTTTTTGACTTATATCTTTCAGCTTTTATTCCGCTATCTAAAGCATCTATAAAGTCATATAATAATCCTGTACCTGCCGCAGATTGTTTAATCATAAATTTAGCTTGTTCAGGATTGAATATAAAAGTTAAGTTGTTTATTGATTGAGAAAGCACATCGCCTTTTTTACGTTTTCTTTCATCGTCATCGCCACCTAATGATACAGCTAATAAAGCTCCCATCATTAATGCAGACCTTAAATTTTTTCTCATTGCAACCGCTGAAGCCTTATCAGACCTCCAAAAATCAGGGTCAACTATATCTTTTCTTATTTGCTTTAATCCCTCATACTGAATAACTCTCCAGCTTCCGTAATGTTCTTTTCCGTCCCTGTCAATATATCGGCTACCAAATCTTTGCTTCCACCAATCAGGAACCCATGTTTTAAACTGCCCGATAAATTTACCTAATTCAAAATACTCAAAGTTTCTTCTATCTTTCGCAGCGTACTTACCATGAGTATCAGAAGTTCTTTTCTTATATTCTTCAATCTTTTGAGCCATATTAGGATCACTACCTTTGTAATTTCCTTGACTATCAAAATCATTCCATTCAGCAGTAGAAAATTGCCCTAAGAACATTGCTCCCTGAATATTATGTTCGGCTAATACCGTTAATCCTTGAGCTAATGTATTGAAAATACCTGTTGCAGATACCGTTGCTTTTTCATCGTAATCAGTAGAAACAACATTATATTTTTTAACCATATTAAATGCCTTAGTAGAGTATTTCATTGCTCCACCTTTTGTCGGCGTTAACATTCTTAATTGACCTTTAACCAATGCCTTACCGCCTAATTCACGGAAGTTATTCTGTTGACCTGCTATTAAGTTGACTAAAGATGCTTTTGCGTTAAACCCTAATCGTATTAATGAAGTCATGTGTCTTAATGTTCTCATTAAGTAGTTTACTTCAGGAGGCAATAAAGTGTCTTGTCTTTCTTGATAAACGTGCATCTTTTTCCAAATCTGTAACCATTTTACAATGTTTGGTTTTGGCGCTCTATCAATACCAGTAGTGTTGTTAAAATGCTCTATTGATTCTACAACAGGAACTATTGGTTGAATATACTTATTCCAAGTCATATCATCAATATACTGCACCGCAGCAGCATAAAAATTACGTGAGTAATCAAAATCAACAGGTCTTTTTAATCCAAACTTATTGACTAACTTACCTTGCTTATTAAGCATATAATCGGCACGTAAAGCGTTTATTTCTTCGCCACTTTCATCTACACCTTTTTTCAATAAAGCCTTTGCTTTACGGTTGTAATAAAGTGATTTTGATACTGCAATAGCTTTTGATATTTTACCTGCCTTAGAATCTTTTTGTAACTCTTGTTCTATTTCTCCAAAAGTCTTTAAAGATGTTTTACCATTACTATCAGTGTATTTTATTTTAACTTGACGTAATCTTTCGTTTGTACCTAAATATTGTTGCGCAGCGCCTACTATTCCGCTTGATTCAAATTTCTCTACAACACTAGGGTCAGTCATAATTACCTCCAAAGGACTATATCCAGCAGGAGTTTTTTCTTGTAAGTCTTTGTAATCTTCTTTGAGCTTTAACATATACTCTAAGAACTTACCTTTTGCCTCACTCATACTTCTTGCCTTTGCAATAGAAATATATTCTCCGTTACCCGCATCCATCCACGCAAAGAATTTGTGAGCGTTACCTACTGTAAAGTCTTTAACCTTAACGCCTATGTTTTTACTTTCTTCTGCAATAACATCTTTCGCAAGTTCTTGTAACTTTTGTTTTTTCTCATTCCTTTCGGTCTGCATATCATTAACCTGCTTGTCGTACATTTTGCTTAACGACTGCAATTCAGGGAAAGCTTCACTCATGTGACCTAAAGCCTTCATGATAACGTCCTTACCTTTTAAATCTTCAAATTTAGCACGAGAAACATCCGCACCTTTGTTTTCTAAAAACTCTCTTTGTTTTTCAGAAACTAAATAAGCTATTCTGTATTTTACCTCTGCTAAAAAGGCATTGTCAGAATTAGGATCAAACTCTACCGTTAAGTTATATAAATCGGTTAGTTCGTCTAAACTCTTATTATCTAAATCACCCTCCGACAACCTTAATCGGTTTATCTTATTGTAATCAAATGAATATTTTTTAAAAGCCTTTTCAAAATCTTCTAATCTTGATTTAGCAATATCGTATTTCTTTTGAGTTTCTTTTCTTTCAGATACAGTAAGCGTCTGTCTTAATTTGTTTTCAAGTCTTGCAATTTCTGTTTCAAATGTTTCTAACTGCATACCTACTCTTCCGTAAGCCTTACTGAAAAATTCAGAACGCGTCAATTTAGGAGTTTTACCAGTCCTTTGCTCGTATGATTCTTCTTCTAATTCAGCAACTTCAAACTTACCTGCCAATACTTGTTTAGCTAATTCTTTTGCAAGATTCTTTTGAATACCAAATAAACTCTTAACCCTGTCAAAGATGTAATCCAAAAATTGTTTGAACTTACTCTTTTGCTCGTCTTTTTCAAATATGTCAGCACCTTCTCTACCAATAGCTTCAGCCAACACCTCTTTGCCTAAATTCTTTTCACTTAATTCAGGATACCTTTTCTTTGTATCATTCCAAAGTTTAGTATCTTTTAGTTGGTTAATAGCAGCTTGTATTACTTTATTATCGTAACCAATGGCATCAATGAATATATGACCTACCTCGTGAATAGGAGTATCTAATCCGGCGTAATTAGGATTAATCTTAACTACTACTTTACCGTCTTTGTCTTTCATAACGATACCCGCCAATGGTTGACCATCTTTATCAACAATAGTTTCGTCCTCCTCTATTACTAAATTAGGATTTGCTTTTTTAAGAGCATCAACCACTTTGTTGATTTTCTCACGAACTTGCTCTCTACGTTTAACAGCTTCTTTTAAGAAAGTTTTGTCGCCTTTAAGCTCGTTTTTATTTACGGCTTTATCGGATACAAATTTCTGCAATAAGCCATCGTGCAACATTGTTGCGAACGCAGCGTAGTCATATTCTTTGCCATTATATACAATAATACAATTAGCCATTATTCTCCAAATAATTTTTCTTCAAGCATTAATAATTCAAATTTACTTGCAGTATCAGTTCCTTCTAACATATTTAACATATCAGAGTATTCTGCAACAGCAGCAGTTTGTTCGGTTCTGAAAAATTGTAAAAAGTCAAAAGTACAAACATCACCCTCTTTGAAAATTTTCATTGATGTATCTTCGTAATCTTCGTACAAAGCGTATTCAATACTATAAGACATTTCAATACCTTCTAACAATCCTTTGAACTCAATCTTAGGTTCATCAATTTTTGGTAATTGTGGATTTACATTCCAATCAACTAAATAGTTTTCAATCTTTTTAGCATGTCCTAATTCGTTATCAGATTCTCCCTGAAAGAACTTTGCAGCCTTCATAAACCCTACACCTTGACAATAGTTAGAAAGCGCCCTATAATGATAATAAGCAGTAAACTCGTCCTTTAATCTTGGCAGTAATAAATCTACAATTTCTTGTGGTAATTTTTTAGGTTTTTTCATTTTGTTTTATTTTATGGGCAGTTACCCTTACGTTTAATAATGTTTTTATTTTCTAATTGTTCAAAGATAGAACTTATATTGTTATCTATAAACCTTACAGTAGGATTTTCTTTTAAAAGTTCTTTACGTTCTTGTGTTAAATTTCTTTTTTTAGCAGCTCCTTCTGTTCCGCGTATCTTATAGAATAACTTTACGGCTTCATCAAAGATTGATTTGACTGATTTTGCTTTTTGCTGGGCAACATCTTCGCCTCCTTCGGCTGACGGCTTTTTATCAATCTCAATACCGCCTCTCTCACTAATTTTTTTTGATTCTTCATATTCTACGTTAAATATTTGTTTTATACCTTCTTTTTTTGTTAATCCCTTTTTTGCTTCATCAAACATATCGGCAGGCTTATCCTTTACTAAACTTGCGTATTCAGCAAAAATCTTTTGTATTTGTTTTTGTGATGTAGCAGAATTTAATGATTTAGCTAACTCTATTGCAACGGGAGTATATATTTCTTTTGGAGTTTTACCTTCAGCGAACATGTCTTGTTGAGTTAACCAATTGTTGATCTTATCAACTCCACTTGCATTAAAGCTACTTAAAGCTATTATAGCTTCTTGTATTTCAGGAATTATTGATTTTTCGTAACCAACAGAAAATATATTTGGCAACGATTTTTTAATTCCCTCCTTTTGATTATAAGACAATGATTCAAACAATTCAGGTAACGCAACATCTCCGCCGTCATACAAAAATTGTTGAACTACACTTTCTAAATCTTTTGCTCCAGCTTCAGTTAATTCACCATCTTTGAATATAGTGTTTCTTTGCGCCTGATTCAAATAAGGATTAATTAAATTAATAAAATCCTTAATATTATCTCTAATAGCCTGATTTAATGTTTTATCTTCTTCTCTAAATAATATGTTTGCTATTTTACCTTTTACATCAAAAGGCATTCTTCTTACAACAGCAATAGAATCAATTCTTCTTTTACCTCCTGTTTCCAAATCTTTTGCATCGTAGTTTCCTAACTCTATTGAAAATTCATCTGTAACAGCAGTTTCTCTTACAAGAATAGGTTCTTTAAATTTAGATACTTGCTCTTTAGTAAATCCAAATTTTTCAGCATTATCAACTAAATCGTTTTTATACTTTTCATTTCCTTGCTTATAACCTTTTCTTAATCCTGCCGAACGATTGTTTCCTTGAATAACTTCGTTTCTTTCATTAACTATTGGAGCTCCACTGTAAGCATTTGTGTTTTCGCCTAATTCATTAAATCTTGGATTTTCAGCAAAACTATCTTCTGCTTGCAAACTTCCCGCATCGTTTCTGTTTTTAGGTTGTGCTTCAGGAATAAAGTGTAATGGGTTTCTAATTCCTCCTTCATGAGAAGGTTGTAACGTTTCGGCTTCTATAATTTTATACCTAAACGGAACAACAACTCCTGCTCCTCCTGCCTCATTAGTAAACCTAACTTGACCTTGACTTCCTTTTTCTCCCTCGCCTTTTTTGTTTCTTACAAATTCAATTCCGTTCTTTACAAATTTGCCTGCTTTTCTATTTTTTTCAGCATCGCCTGATAATAAATTTTCGGTTTCTTTTAACTGCTCTTTCGCTTCTTCCTCTTCCGTTTTTACTTTTTCCTTAACAACTTCTTTCTCGGCAGGCTTAGCTTCTTTTGGTTTTTCTTCTGCTTTCTTTTCAATAGGTTTTACTTCTTCTACTTTTTCTTTTACTTCCGCAGTAGATGTTTTGCCTGTTGGTTTCAATATTTGTTTACGCTTAAAGTCAACTCTTTTAGTTCTTACCGCATGAGTAATTTGAACAGGTTTATCTTTTGATAAAACTTCATAATCTACATCAAAAGGAATTACCCCAACTCTACCTACTTCTAATCCGTATTTGTTATTTAAAATATCAGCCAATATGTTTACTTGAGCAGATATTCTTTCGGCGTTTGTTGGTCTGTCTTTGTATCTTCTATTCAGTAACTCTTTTGTTTCTAATCCTTTTGTATTTCTTAATGTAGCCACATCGTAAACATAAAATTTACCATTTTCATCAACCATTAATAAGTTTGGCTGACCTGCAATTTTATTTACATCGTCTGCAATAATCAATGGCTTAGTAACAATAGAATATCCTTTGTCTTTTGCATATTGAATTACGTCTTGTAATTGCCTAATAATATCATCGTAATCGTCACGGGACATATTTTCCGCGTAATTAGAATATGACTTAATAGTGCCGTTAAAGAAATCTCTTACTATTCCATTAATGATATTACCTACCTTAAATGCTGTTTCTCTTAATTGATTTTTTCCTTCAAAATCGCCACCAGATTTACCACTTACAAATGTACTTACAGAAGTATAAGATTCGCCTGTTTTTTTATTTACATATCTGCGACTTAATTCGTCCTCTACTAATTCGTAATTCTCTTGGTCTTTTTCTATTTGCTGTAATCTTTCTTTTGCAACATCACTTAACTCAACAGGAACATCAATATCAACATCTTCTGTTGGTGATATTTTTTCAGCAGCAACTCTTCCTGTTTCTTTTCCTGCACGTCTAATGTATCCCAAAGGAACTCCTTCTTGAGTTTCAATCAATACGCCACGTCCGTATTTACCATCTATGTTTTCTACTACTCTTACATTAACTTCTACGTCACCCGAAGGCAATTCTTCTTTGTTTAAATATCTTTGTGAAGCAAAAGGAACATCTTCTCCGTCAATGGTTACTCCGACAGTATTGTTTGGTAGTAATTTTAATTTTGCTTTACTTACACCCGCCTTTACTTTTTCGTAAACATTTTTAAATTGTTCGGATTCAACAATGCCTTTTTCTTCAGGAATTTCTTCAAACTCTTCTACTTCTTCAAATTCAGCTTGAGGAATATTTTCTATTCCTTTTATTTCACTTGTTAAAGATGCGGCTTGAATACCTAATTTATCAAATGCAGGTTTAATATCATCAAAAGTTAATTCGTTCTTTTTAGCTGTACGATACTTAAATTCTTGATGACCTTCATATTTACCCTCTTCGTCTAACTTAATTAAATAAGTTACGTCTTCTGCGCCTGTTTCCGTTTTTTGCCCTACTGCAAATAACCACGTTCCACCATCTTTATCTTCCATAGCATAAACAGGTAATTGCCTTGTTTCAATAACATCCTCTTTGCCTTCTTGTTTTACTAAATATGGTTCATATAAAATACCATTTCTAATTTGTATCGTTGATTCTTCAGGCAAATGTGGAGAGGTAAAGTCAACGCTAAATGGCTCTGCTAATTTATTTAATTCTGGAGAAGCCCCAACAACTGTTTGTATCTGATCTCTTGTTGAATTGTTTATTGATTGTCGTTTGTCTTTGTTCCCAATTTCTTTAGAAAAATCGTCCATAGCAGTCCTCCATTGAGGAACTTCTACTTTCGCTTCTTCAACAGGTGATTCAGATGTTCTAGCTTCGGCAGTTGACCAAATATCATTTATTTGTTGCGTGTAATCCCTAACTTCTTGTTCTTTTGCAGCAATTAATCCATCGTTAATTCCGCCGGGATTATTTTGTTTTAATCTTTCTACTCCCGACTTAGTATTTTCTTTTTCGTATGTTAAATCAAATATCTTTCTTTTTTCTTCGTCTGTAACATTTCTGTCCTTAGTAGCTTCGTAATAACTTTTATAGGAATCAATTTTAAATATAGCCCTATCATAATCTTCTTGAGTTAATCTACCTTCTTTTAAACCCGAAGTTAATTGAACTTTTAATTCATTTTCTTTTCCGTCTTTAATAGCATCGTAAGCAGTTTGTGATTGTTTGTTTTTTATAAACAACGAACCTCCCATACCGCCTATAAGTCCACCTGCCGCAGAATTTATATATTCTCCTAATGCTTTAGGCGACCAAAACTTTGTATTGAATTTTGCGGCTTCAGGCTCATCTCTCATTACAATATCATGAATTTCCTGCGTAGCATTTTGCATCATGTTTTGCACAACCTCATCGGTAACATCACCAACAGTATTTTTTGCATACTTAGCGTAAAAACTTGGAATTTCTTTTAAAGTTTCTTTATAAAGATTTTCTACTGATTCTTTTGTTAACTTACCTCCCACTACTTCTACATTGTCTTTAATGATTTTATTAATCATTTCTTTTTTAGCAGTAGTAGCAGCATCGTCAAATAATTTACCTTCGATACCTAAAAAAGTTTCTAATCCACTTGCTGCCAAAGCGTAAGTAGCCGCAACAGCATATTTCCCTCTACCTTCTACTCCCGCATCTTCTGCCGCCTGTAAAGGCTCCTTTATATTCATAGCAATGCCTGCCGCAAAAATTCCAGCTTTTCCTTTAATAGGAACCATTTTTCTCGTTAATCCAAATTCGGCTAACGAAGATGCTACGTTTACTACCGTATTTAAAATCTTATCACCTGACAAATCATAAACGTCCTTAGATAAAAAATCTGAAAATTCATCTATTTTTTCAGTGTCTAAAATTCCTTTTTGATATTCTTGTGTGGTTTTAAATTTACTTTCTTCTAATATGCTTTTTAATAATTTATAAGTTCCTCCTGTTTTACCCGTAACTAACCCTTGAACTGTTTCAGGAATTGAAATAAATCCTTGCGCTACGGAAGGTATTATGTTATATGCTTTTTTAGCAATGTCAGCAAGTCTACTGTCGCCAATAGCATCATCATCTAAACTTGAAAATACCTGAGCGTCTTTAACGTCTTTCGCTTCAGGTTTTTCGTTTATAGCCAAAGGAACGGCAATCAGTGTCCCGTCACCCTTGTCTTTCATGTAATAACTGTTCTTACTTGATGTTTGTGTTTTTGAAGTTAAATCAGAAACTAATTTGTCGTAATTAAAATCTTTTTTTTGCTCTTCAATTATGTCAAACATATCTTTCTCGTCCGCATATATTTTATTTCCTTTTGCGTCTTTAGTTAATACCTTTTGTTGTTCAGGCATCAATCCCGCCATAGTAAATAAAGTTTGAGAAAAATCTGCTCCCTTTAATTCACCTTTAAGATTTTTATCTATTAAATATTTTTTTTCTTGTTCATTTAATCCTACGTATTGATCTAAATCTTTTCTTAAAGCTTCTTCTTGAACTTCGGCTTGCCTAAAATCCTCTATGTTTTTTTGTTTTAATTCTTCAAGTGATAATTCTTCAATTTTAGTAGGTCTTGATCCCCCAATTATGCCTAACCTAATGTCCCTTGCTATTGGATTTTCTTCTTCTCCATTTTCTTCTTTTGGAGTTACGCCATACTGAAGGGCTATCGGATTTAATACGTCTTTTTTTCCCATAATCAATCTTCAGTTACATTAGCATTATAATTCTTTTTAAAATCATCTATTTGAGCGTCCGTGTACCCTTGTGATTTTAATTGACTTCTACTATACACTTGACTTGGCTGATTAGTATCAGACTTTTCCAATGTTTGACCAGCTTCGTGATTATATGCTGCGGCTAAACTTGTATTTTCTTTTTGAATAGGGAAGTAAACTTTAAAATTTACATCTGTTCCTTGTAAAGATATATTGTCTTGATATTCAGGATCTATATTAGTTTCATCTAACCAAAACCAATGAACAAAAGGAGTGTCAACAGGTTTAATTTCTTGAAACGCGTTTTCGGCATCATTTTCATTTAGCGTAACATCAGCTGATATATAGTGTTGTTTTCTTGCAGGGTCGTAAATAATTTCCGATTTATTTGTTCTAAAATTAGAAGTAGATAAATTATTCATAGGAATATATTTACCATCAGGAGTTTTGAAAAATCCATTTCCTATATCAATTGATTGATCTGCGCCAGCAATTATACCTCTTGCGCCTTTAGGATTTGCTTGAACAGGTTTACCCGGATTTAATGTTGCTACATCTACAATATTAGTATAAAGCCCTAAATTATCCGCTTTTTTGGTTCCATCACCTGTCGTTCTTGGCTCTCTTTCTTCTTTTACTTGGAAATGAGTATCACGATATTCATCGTTAGGGAATAAGTTTTTCATATTAGCGTAAACATATCTTTCTAACGTCAATGGCTTCTGACCTTCAGGAACGCCACTTTCTAAATACTTATTATACTCATGCTCTAATCCTCTTCTTAAATTTAAGTTTGATAATGCTAACCTTGCTTGATCTAACTTATCGGCTTCGGTAACAAATTTTTTAGTTGTTTTTGTTCCTCTTAAATAAGAAGCGCTTTCTCCCTTTAATTGTGTTGCTTTTGCAATTTTATTTAATTCTCCCCATGTATCCATCCTTTCTTCAGGAGGATAGAATGTGAACAATTTTCTGTTAGCAGTATTTCCGTCCGTACTACCTGTCTTAACGTAATTTTGATAGTCTTGTAATGTTTTTTGAAATTCAGGCGTATCTAACAAGGGAGCGTTCTTAGGATCATTTTTCCATTTTTCCATTTCCTTAACGTTAGCATCAACCTGTAAGCCTTCCATTAAAGGTTTACTATCTTTTAATTCTCTTTTAATGTTATTGTAAGCGATTCTTTTATCTACATTATATAAGTAGTCAGGATTCTCTCTTACAAAAGCCCCTAACTCTTTTATTTTGCCTTGAGCGTATTCTTTAATAGCAGTATTATCCCACGCGTTTATAGCGCTGTTATAATCAAAATCTTCTGCCAACATTTTAGCCTTATTTTCAGCATAAATCTTAGCTTGACGCATTTGGTCTTGCTGTCTTGCTAAATCTGCCGTCGCTTGGTCAAAACCGAATGATTGGGCTAATCCGCGCCGGGTTCCATATTCTGCCATATTATATATACATTAATGATGTTTTATTTTTTTTACTTCCATTTAATTGCTGAATTAAATAGCTATAATTAACTCCATAAGCAATAGAAGAATCTCTTGTGCAATCATAAAAAATTCCACTTTCTAAATTTACAACTAATTTTGTTTGCGGATTAGATAAAACTCTTTTACGCAAAATATTTTTATCTTTATAAAATGAATAATTTCTTTTTTTACCTTTTTGAGAAATAGATATTTTTAATTTTGTTTCTTCAGAAAGTTTTTTACCTTTCATCCTATTAGATATTTTATCTCTATCCCTCAAAGATATTTCTCTTAACTTTTGTTTTGTTTTTTCTGAATGCTTAAATCCTTTTCTTTTTTCTACGCTTTTTAATACCCCTTCTCTTGGCATTTTTCTCCCTGTTTGAAATAATCTTTTTCTTTCTATTTCTTCTTTTGCGTCTTTTCTTCCTTTTGACTTTTCAGACATTTTTTTTCTTGTTTCTTCGCTATGAATTAATTTTTTATCTTTTGTAGATGTTAATTTACAATTCAATCCGCTTTTCCCAATTACATCATAAAATTCTTGATAATATCTTTCCGTTTCATTCATTTTGTCAATATCACATTTTGTCACTAAGTATATTTTATGATTTTCTAATCCATATTTTTTAAATGAATTATACAATCTTGATTGACATTTGCAATTTAATCTATTATATTTATCTATTCTTTTTTTAAGATTTATAGTTTGACCAATATATATTTTGTTTGAAGGATTAATAATTTTATAAATACAAGAAATATTAAGAAAATCCTCAATAGATTCGTCTATAACCAAGCCCCGTCTGATTCCAAATTCTGCCATAATATTATCCTAAATATGAATTTCCGTACATCATTTTATTTATCTGATCCTGTGCTTCTCTTTCACGTTGGTATCTTCTTGCTCCAACAACATTTTGAATACCTGCGCCTAATAACTCGGCACCAGCTTGTTGTTTCTGCATAAATTCATTCATTTTGTCATGAAATAACCCTCTACTCATTTGTGCCTTATACGCCGATAATCCTGCCGCTTGTTGTGCTTTTTGCATACGTCTTTGTTCGTCTTCCGACGCAAGCTTGTATTTATTCATTAATTCTTCGTTCAATGCTGCTCTTACATTTGCTAATCCAACACCTGCGCTACCTCCCGCTAATTGATTAATTTGAGCCTGTTGAGCTATTCTTGCGTTTACTATATCTTGATTTAATGCTGCTCTTTGTTCAGGAGTAAATCCGTATCTTGAAGCAGCAACAGCCTCATCCGTTAATCTGCTAAACGTAGGGTCAATTTCACCAACAGGTCGTTTATCTTTCATTAATTGCTGTAAGCCATAACCTGCTTGCGCTGCACCTAATAAGGTTTCTAATCCTGATCCGTATTTTCTTTCCGCAACAGGTTTTTTAGGATATAAAGAAGTTAAACTTGGTAGTTCAGTGTCTTTAACATCCATGTCTTCAAGATTATTTGGCTTAGAAGTTTTTTCAAACATTTTTGAAAAATCTGTACCCCCAACAGGCAAAGTAACTTCTTTTGGTATCATATTATCGAAATAATATTTTTCTCTTACGCCTCCTTTTTTAGACTTAGGAGTTCCTCCGTCTTTAAAGCTTTGCATATTACTCCATTCTGAAACTTCTTGACGCGTAGGCTTCATTGTTGTTTTTTCATAACTCTTACCGCCATCTTTACTTACTTCAAAGTAACCGTCCGATGTTATTCTTCTTTTCTCTTTCATGGTATAATGTTTTTATATTAACCCCAATCCCAATCTCTGTTTACATTTCCTCCCATAGCGTATTTTCCTACAATACCGCCCATGTTCTTTTTGCCTCCTGCTACATAGCCCATGTACTTTCTTTGCTTGTCAGTCAGTGGCTTTCCGTGAACAGATTTATCGTGTAATATTTCTTTTGCTTTTGACTTCGTTAATTCGCCACCTTTTGCTTTATTCATCTTACTTCCTACCGTTCCGCCTTCTGCCCATGTTTCTCTTGCGAATGCTCTAAAGTACGGATTTTTTTTCAAATTCTTTTCGTGTCTTGCATAAAAAGCTTTTTTTCTTGCAGGGTCATTAGGATGTTGTCCTAAATTAGAATCTCCAAAGTATTTTTTAGTTCCGTCAGGTCCAGTTACTACGTGAGTTTTACCTTTTCTTTCACTTGACCTTTTTACTACGTAACCACCTTTTGCTTTTTCAGCAACAATTTTTCTTTCTTGTTTAAGCATTTCAGCAGTTGGTTTTTTACCACTACCTGTATTTGCTCTAATGTTATCCCATAATCCTCTTTTTGAATAGGAACCATCGGCGCGTTTAATCATGCCACCTTTTTTCTTTTCCATTTCATTTTCTTCGGCTTCAGGAGCTAACTTTTCTAATATTTCTTTTCCTAAATACTTAATGATTTTTTCTTTTTCAGCAGGAGTAAACAAATGTTCGCCATTACTTACAGCAACTTTATCAGAGTTAGTAGTACCTCCTTTTTTAAATTCAGCAACTTTATCAGGATTTTGTCCTAATATTATTCTTCTAATTCCTTTTGCCATTTCATTATTCTTAGCAGGAGTAATAAAACTACCTTCAGGAATACCTCTTTTGTTTATATCAGTAACTATGCTATCAGAAGTTCCTGTGCCTTCGCCTTTAATGGTTCCGCCTTTTGCGAATAATCCAGCTAATCCGGTTTTAGTATCTTGTTCATTATATGATTCTAATTTAACAGGACCTCTATTTGGATTCATTGATTCTTGAGCCCCTGTTGCTTTCGCGTAAGCTTCTTGTTTTACAGCACCTAAACGCTCTTCTTTTTCTTTTTTGCCTGACATGGCACCACTTATTCCGCCATATAATCCCCCAACGGCAGCACCAATAGCTGCCCCTTTTGGTCCACCTAATTTCATACCAAAAGCCGCACCTTTTCCAGCTCCTTTATAAAAACCTGAAGCAGATTGACCCGCAATAGAACTTCTTCCTTCTCTTCTATCATAAGCATCAATACCTGTACCAATTAGTTCACCCCCTAATGACGATATTCCTGCTAAATCAGGTTTGCTTTCACCTACACCGTCTTTAGTTGTACCGTTTTGATATTTATTAATTACCCCACCTTTATTTTTAGGTTGAACAGAAGCGTTTTGTTTAGGAACAAATTGGTTATAAACATTGGCGTATGACTGATATGCTGACCCAATAGGTTTTTGCAATAAATTAGCGTGTTTCTTTGGGTCGTAAAGTTCATAAGCTTGAACATTTCCAGTTGAAGACGCAG